CGCGGGGATGTTGTACGTGGATTGGCAGTTGTCGCGCAGAAAGCGCCGATTCGGAAAGCGTTGCTGCATGAGCCGATCATGGCCCAACCGAAACGCCACTGCCTCCTCCGTCACGTTCACTTCCGTGATTTCATATTCCTCGTTCGCCGCCAGCGCGTTCGCGTCGGCCAGGTTCGCAGAGTTGACGATCAAGAGCACCACGCGCGCACCACGCAGATCCGTCGTTTCGAGATAGCCGCTCATGGTGCGCGAGACATTCGAGACGACCACTTCCAGATCCGCGAGTCCGCCCGCAGAGTCCGTCGTGGACTCCCCGATGGTGCAGCCGAACGGTTGGTAGGTGATGCCGCCGAACACGATGGTGGACGGATTCGGCACGAGGTACAGCGGCGAGCCGCCAGGGATGTAGACCTGGATCAAGGGCAACCAGGCCGAGGTCGTGTCGAGTTTATTCTTTTCTTCAGTGAGTGCCGCGGTCAGTGTTTTCACAAGGCCTCTTCCAGCTCAATGCCTTCAATGTCGTAGAGGTTCGCGGACCCGTCCTTGAGCGTGATCGTCGGCTGACTGTCCGCCCTGAACCGCACAGTCAGGCCCGCGCTCGTGCGCGGATGCGTGAAGGTGAACGATTCGCCGCCCCCTTTGCGGGCATTCCAAAACGCCTCCCACGTCGCCACTTGCGCAACGGTCAACGTGTGATGCGCGATCGTCAATCGCCGTGGCGCGACGGTGGTTTTCGCCCGTGTCTGCACGTAGCCGAGTTCCATGCCAGTCGCGAGCACCTGATAGTCTGGCAGCTCCTCTGCCAACATAAGCGCGATCGGCGTCGCCGGATATGCAGCCATGTTAGCCTCCCTGCATCAGGCCGCGCAGCGGGCCGTTGCGTGCCACGTCGCGGAAGATGATGTCGATCACCGTTTTTTCCAGCTCTTTATGCACGTTGACTTTCGGTGGTGGGCCAGGCGGTGCGTTGTTGATATTCACGGTCACGTCGCCCGTGCCGCCGAAGTGTTTCATTTTATCGAGCGGGACAATCGCTTCCTTCCCGTGCAACATCGCGAGTGTCCCTTTGCCGAAGTCGCCCACGCCGCCTTCCTCGAAGCCGAGCACACCCGTGGCTGCGAGCGCGGCGAGAATGGCGACGATGCCGAGCACGATCGCCCCTGCCCACGGGATACCGAACACGGTCGCGGTGAGGGCTTCTGCGATTGCGGACAAGACGCCAACCACGTAGGTGCCCACGGCGGTGAGGACGCCGACCATCGACGCGCCGACCGCGGCAAACCCGCTGGTCACCGTGGCATACATCCCCAAGATCGCGCCGGTCGCCCCTGCCCAGATCGAGACGCTCGCGGTGGCCGCGACGGCATCGGTCGTCACGCGCGTGGCATTGTTCACGGCGTGGATGCCGGTGCGCGCCGCTTCCCCTGTGCCCATGATCGTCGTCTTGATCGCCTCGTAGGTCGCGGTGATGGCCGTCCAGATGGCGGTTTCCGAAAGAAACTTTGCGGTCATCTGCACGAGCGAATTCAAGAAGGTTTGCACCATCGTGACTTTCAAGGAGGTCCAGAACGCGGTGAACTTCTGGCCGGTCACGATCCACTGGGCCGTCGCACTGGTGAACGAGTTGCTGATCTGCGCAAGGGAAAACTGATTGCCCTGCTGGAGATCCTGCATCTGCTTCTGGAAGAACGTCGGGTATTGCCTGGCGATGCCCATGCGCTTCGCGGTCGTCTCTTGCTCGATCGCGACCAAGTGCGCTTGGTATTGCTCGTTCGAGATTTTCCCGTCATCCAGGGCTTGCTTCTCGGCAGCGTGTCGAAGGGCCACATCCGCAAGGATCTGCGCCGTCGCGGCACTGCGTACCGCGGTCACGTCAGAGAAGAACCCTACTTGCTGCTGGTAGACCGCGGCCTGGAGCGCCATCTCGCCGTCCGCGCGAATCTTCGCCTCAGACAATTCCTGATTGCCAAGCGCGCGCGTGATCTGCGCGGCCATCACGGCTTGCTGCACGATCATCCGCCCACGGGCTTCCTGCATCTGCCCGCTGTCCATCCCGACGCCTGGGCCTTCGTTGTAGCGATTCTGCGCGGCTTGTTCTTCCAGATCGAACTGCTCTTGAAAGAATTGTCGGCTAATCATCAGCCGTTGGGAGGCGGCAACCTTCTCCGCGTTGACGATGTCGCGCCCCATGCGCTCTTGCTGCTCGCCCGCCTGCTTCTTCAGCGACAACTCCACGTTCGTCGCCGCCACGATGTCGCGCCCCATCCGTTCCTGCTGTTCGCCGAGCAGTTTCTTCTGGTTCAGTTCGATCCCTGTCGCGGCGACGATCTGTTGGCCGAGCACGTTCTGGTGCGCCAGGTGCTCTTTCGCGGCATCCTTCGCCACGAGGTGCGCCTTCGCCAGGTCGCCGAGCGCGGCCTCGCCCTTGCGGGACGCATCCACGCCCTTGAGCTGCGCCGCGGCCCAATCATTGACGGACTTGATATGGTCGAGCGTGTTCGACCAGGCATCTTTCGAGAGCACGTTGAACGAAAACAGATTTTGCGCGACGAGTTGCCAGACCGTGGCGAGCGCCGAGAGCCGGATCGAGAGCTTTTCCCCTGCGTCGGCAAAGAGATTGAACACGTCTTTCGCGTACACCACGGCCTGCGTGAGGGCTTTGACGAGCGCGGTGAGCGAGGGCGCGAAGGCGGCACCCACTTGCGCGGTGAAGCCTTTTACGGCAGAGCCGAGATCGTCCATCGCGTCGTCGAACACTTTGAGATCGGTTTGCTGGGTCTTCGTGAGGATGAGGCCGAACTCTGCCGCTTTCCGCATGGCCGCGTCCAGACCGGCGCTCCCCTGGTTGAGGATCGGGATCATCTGCATGCCGGAGCGTCCGAACAGTTGCACGGCGAGTCGGCTTTTCTCTGCATCGTCCTCCATGCCTTGGAATTTATCGGCGATCGCCGACATCAGGGCACCTGTCCCTGTCTCGACGGTGTCGATGCTGATGCCGAGCTTGTCGAACAGTTCTAAGGATTTCGCCGTGCCTGCGCTCACGCCGACCATGTGGCCGGAGAGCACGCGGAACGATTGCGCGAGTGAGGAGGCTTCGAGGCCTTCGCGGGCCAGCGCCACCTGCATGCCTTGCAAGGCATCGACGGCGACGCCCGTGCGCTGCGAGAGTTGATCGAATTGTTCGGCGGCTTTGCCTGCCGAGAGCGCCGCGTTGTAGGCGAACGTGGCGAACTCAGCGGCTTTCTGTCCCGCGAGTTGCAGGGCGTCCTGTAAGAGTCCGCCCGCGGCCACCGACACAGCTCCCAGACCCATCAGTTGCGCGTTCGCGGAACTCAGGCCTGCCGTAAACTCGGACGTGTCGATGCTGAGCGAGGCGGTCAAATCTCCGACGTTCGTGCTCACAGGCTTACCTCGCGGGTGTTACCTTCTTAGCGGCGAGTGCTTGCGCCTGTGCGCGATAGAGCGCCTCGCGCTCGCCATCCGTCACCAAATCTTCCGGCTGTACCGTGTGCTGCATGTTCCCGCTGGCGTTCATCAGGTTCGCCGTCATCGCCGCGAAAAACTGCCGCCAGCGCAGCTCGGTCGCGTGCTCGTGCGCCGCGCGCGCCTCGGCCATCGCGTGGAATTCGGTCACGGTGAGCGCCTGAAACTCGGACGGCGTGAGCCGGAGCAATCCGTAGGCGAGCGGCGTGGCCCATGCTACCCACGGGCCAAGCTCGGCGTAGGGTTTGCGGGGTCCGACCCCTCCTGTTTCTTGTTGGAGTAGAGCAGCCCGTCTTCCGTCATCGCTTCCAGCACGGCGTTCACCAACGCGGTCAGTTGTCCGCCGTCGTCGATGTACCCTTGGATGAGATCGTCCAACCGTTGGCCGGTGAGCTTTGGATCGTCGTGGCTCAAGCCGATGAACAGGGCGGTGTGCAGCACGTCCGGCGACGTCGCGCCGAGCCGTGTGAGAAATTCGACCATCGAAAGGTTATTGAGGCGCGCACAAATCGTGCGCATGTCCGACCATCTAAATCGCAATCTCCGGTCCCGATCAAGCTTGAGGCTCAGACTCGACATGGCTCGACTCCTTTACGTGATGCCGCCCGTGAAGGGCGGCGGGTTGAAGGTACGCGCACTGGAACGACGGGCCGCATCTCTCCAGCCAGATGTCCACGGCGGGAGGAGCGACCCGCCCGACCCGCCTTTCGCGCACCAAGGATTAGGCGGTCACGCGCGTCAGGGCACTGGCCTGCGCGAATGACGCCTTGGACGTCAGTAAATCGCCATGCTTGCCCGCGATCGGTGCATAGCTGGAGAGCACGGCCTGCATCGTGTAGTCAGGATTGTTCGGGCCTTTCGCGGTCCCCAGGACCGGCCTCACGACCACGGGAAATGCCGCGGCCCCGATCAATTGAAACAGCGTGAGATCGACCTTCGAGTTCGCGTAGTCTTGAATGAATTCGATGTCGATTTTCGCGGTCTGCAAACCCGCGGCGAAGGACTCGAACGTGT